GGTGCTAAAGCGACGATTGATGTCTTCAAACCGATGATATTAGTTGAATGGTTTAATGGTAGGGATGACTCTAAGCAGATCCTAACGGATGAACTATCTAAATATGGATTCTACAACATCGAGGTGCACGGAAATAACCTCCTGGCGATCCCTAATTAAATCTATTTTAATATAAATAATAGAATAAACAATAGGATTTTTCCATGGCTATCGCTACCAGACAACAGTTAACTGAATACGCTCTAAGAGCACTGGGTGAGCCAGTAGTAGAGATCAACGTTGATGATTCTCAATTAGAGGATCGTATCGATGAGGCTTTAGATTATTGGCATCAATATCACTTTGATGGAGCTGAAAAGTTCTATCTTAAACAAAAAATAACGGCATCTAAGTTATATTTAGATAATACCAATTCTGCCGCCTTTTCTCCTGGAACAATCATTACTGGCCAAACTTCTGGCGCCAAAGCTACTGTATGCGCAGAGTTTGGTTCTACAGCAGCAAATAACATTATTTTTGTTAAAAATGTTACCATCATTGATGACACTACCAAACAAGATCACGCCTATGCAGATACTTTAGAACCAGCTTTTGAAGCTGGTGAAACGATTACTGGTAATAATGGTGCCACATCAGTATTAGATGATCCACTAGCCTGTGAATTAGGTACATATGATAAAAGATACTTTGAACTACCAGACTATATTTATGGCGTAACAAGAGTTATGCCTTTCTCACACGCATCAAGTTCTAAGAACCTATTTGATTTACAATATCAACTACGTTTAAATGACTTGTATGACTTAACATCCACATCTATTATCTACTACAAGACGGTTATGAGTCATATTTCGCTACTTAACCTTGAGTTAAATGGTTATCCTCTATATAGATTTAATCGTATGATGGGTAGAATGACTTTAGATGTTAATTGGGACTCATCATTTGCAATTGGTGACTTTGTTCTAGTTGAATGTTATAGAGCATTAGATCCAACTACATTCTCTAATGTTTGGAATGAACAGTGGTTTAAGAGATATGTTACTGCATTATTCAAACGTCAGTGGGCAGTTAACATTAAGAAATTTACAGGTATCCAACTACCTGGTGGCGTTACTATTGATGGTGATAAACTTTACTTAGAAGCTATTAGTGAGATAAAGGAACTACATGATGAGATGATTAACAAGTCAGCTCCATTGGAGTTCTTCCTTGGCTAGAAGCGTTTATTTCAGTAACGGTACTTCGTCCGAGCAGTACATCTATGAAGATATTATCTGTGAATCAATTTCGATTTATGGACAAAACTTCTATTATATCCCACGTGTACTCGTAGGTAAGGATGAAATCCTTGGCGAAGACAGACTAAGCCAGTTCAAAGAAGCATATGGTATCGAGATGTACCTTGAATCACACGATGGTTTTGAAGGACAAGGCGCATTCATTCAAAAATTTGGTTTGATGATGGAACAGTCAGCTACGTTAACTGTAGCTAGACGCAGATGGGAACAGTTAGTAGGTCAGCATGGTAAAACTATATTACCTAATCGACCATGTGAAGGTGATTTATTATTCTTCCCATTAACTGGTGGTTTATTTGAAATTAAATTTGTTAAACATCAAGATCCATTCTATCAATTAGGTAGATTATATGTTTACAAATTACAAGTAGAACTCTTCCAATATAGTTCAGAAAAGATCGATACTGGTATTAAAGAAATTGATGTATTTGAAACATTAAAATCGTTTGATGAAGAGATTATTCCAAATGGTACTGTAACAGGATTTAAGATAACTAATAAAGGTGCAGGTTATGATACGGCTCCTACAGTAGTTATTGGCGATGAATGGGAAGCTGAAATAGAACTATCATTAAGACAAGAAGTATGTTTCGATGGTAGAAAGTATATTGTATCTAAAGCAGGTACTACTGGTGAAGAAGCTCCATTCCATACATCAGGCGTAGTAGAAAATGGCACAACAATGTTACAATTCTTTGGTTACTGTGCTGAAGCAACTGCATATTTAGGTACTGGTGTTTCAGCCGCTGAGGTTGTTAAGGTATTAGTTGATAATCCAGGATCTGGTTACACAAGTCCGCCAACAGTAACATTAGTGGGTGGAGGTGGTGTAAGAGCCGCGGCAATAGCAATTATTGGTAATCTTGATAAACAAGATTCATTTGGTGATAATAACAAATTTAAAGAAGAGGCACAAGGCATTGTATTTAATGAATCAAATCCATTTGGTGAATTATCTACATATCACGTTCCACAAGAAAACAAAGTTTATGCTGACTCATCAAGCGTTAGTGCAGACTCAACAACAATAACTACGGACTTACAATAATGGCAAAACAAACAATTAATCTAGGATCAGGACCAAATACTAAGACTGGTGATCCATTAAGAACGGCATTCACTAAGATCAATGATAACTTTACAGAGGTGTATGGTTATCCATTATCAACTATATCTTCTGGTACTCCAGCTTCTTCTACTGCTACAGGCATAAAAGGAGAAGTTAAGTATGATTCAAGTTATGTTTATATTTGTATTGCTACAAATTCATGGATTAGAATAACAAGAGCTGTTTGGTAATATGTTAAACGGACAAACCTATTACCATGGTGCCATAAGAAAAACGATTGTTGCATTTGGTCGTTTATTTGCTGACATCAAGATAGCAAGACAAGGTTCAGATGGCGAAGTAGCACAGACTATTTCAGTGCCTCTTGCTTATGCACCTAAGGAAAAATGGTTAGTTCGTATCGATTCAGATCCTAATCTTGATAATCATACATATACTACATTACCAAGATTATCATTTGAGATAACTGGTTATCAATATGACGCAGCTCGTAAAGTAAACAAAATGAATAAAGTTGTATGCAATGAAGAATCTGCAGGTGATAATCCAATTAGAAAATCGGCATTTGCTCCAGTTCCATATAATATTAATATCAATTTGTATGTGTTAACAAAGACACAAGAAGACGCTATGCAAATTGTAGAACAAATTTTACCAGTATTTAATCCAGATTACACGTTGTCTATTAATGCTGTACCTGAATTAAATATTGTACAAGATATTCCAGTTATTTTAAATTCAGTAACTGCAGAAGATACTTATGATGGTATGTTTGAACAAAGACGATTTGTTACACATACATTATCATTCACTATTAAAACAAATATATTTGGACCAGTTACGGATCAAGGTGTTATTCTTAGGTCTATGGCAAATGTATCTATTCCAGGACAAAAATACACAGCACAAGGAACAACACCAGCTGGACCAGTTACAGAAAACTGGGAAGCCCAATTCTAAATGGCTTTAGTATATAATGCAAATACCCAGCTCAAGGCAGCTGGCGTCAAGATACCCTTTACTGAGGAGCAAGTAAAAGAATACCTCAAGTGTAAAGATGACCCAATTTATTTCATCGAAACGTATTGCAAAATTATATCTCTTGATAAAGGCTTAATCGACTTTAAACTTTATGAGTGTCAACGTGAGAAGGTAAAAATTATACATGAGAACAGAAAAGTTATCCTTATGGAAGGTCGTCAGCAAGGTAAGACTACAACTAGTGCTGCGTACATTCTATGGTATACCCTATTTCAAGATAGTAAAACGGTCGCCATCTTGGCTAATAAAGCCACCGCCGCACGTGAAGTTTTATACAGATATCAGTTAATGTATGAGAACTTACCGCTATGGATGCAACAAGGTGTTACCACATGGAATAAGGGAGATATAGAACTTGAGAACAATTCAAAGGTGTTCACTGCAGCAACGACATCTTCTGGTATCCGCGGTAAATCAGTTAACATGTTATATGTGGATGAAACCGCGATTATTCCAAATAATGTAGCTGAGGACTTCTTTACTTCTGTATATCCTACAATCTCTGCTGGTGAAACAACAAAGATCTTACTATCATCTACACCATTAGGTTATAATCACTTCTGGAGATACTGGCATGACGCTGAGAATGGTCGTAATGACTTTGTCCCATTGTTTATACCGTATTGGAAGATTCCAGGTAGAGATGATAAGTGGGCTGAAGAACAGCGCAGACAGTTGGGTGAACTTAAGTTTAACCAAGAGGTTCTATGTACATTCTTAGGTTCTAGCTTAACACTTATTAGAGCAGATGTTATCGGTAAGCTAAGTCCAGCAAATTATAAATATAGTAAAGACGGATTAGATGTTATTGAGGAACCTGTAAAAGGACATTCCTATGTATTAGTAGCCGATACAGCCAAAGGCGTAGGTGGCGACTATTCAGCATTTAGTATTATGGATGTAACGGAAGTACCATATAAGCAGGTAGCTAAGTTTAGAGATAATAAGATCTCACCGATGTTATATCCTTCGGTTATATACAAACTAGCTACTGAATATAACCAGGCCTGGGTGCTCATGGAGATTAATTCAAGCGAGCAGGTTCCAGCTATTTTATACAGCGAGATGGAATATGAAAATATTCTATTCGTTAATGCTTCATCCCAAGGTCAAACCGTATCTGGTGGCTTTGGAGGCGGTAAAGCTAAGTTAGGTGTAAATACCGACAAGAGAGTTAAAAGAATTGGTTGTATGAATTTCAAGTCTTTGGTGGAAGAGAACAAATTATTAGTTCTTGATGTAGATACCATACAGGAAATTTCAACCTTTATCGAGAATAATAAGGGAACTTATGAAGCCGATGAGGGTTATCATGATGATTTGGTTATGACGTTAGTTCTATTTAGTTGGCTTACCACAAGTCCTTACTTTAGAGAATTAACAGACGTTAATTTACGTCAAGCGATGTATAAGAATCACATTAAACAGATCGAAGAGGAACTTACCCCATTCGGTTTTTATAATGATGGCAACGAATCTAATTATGAATTGGCTAATATTATGGAAAGCTCTAAACTGCCTGAACCCGGTAGCAATAACATTACCGAAGATCAGTTATGGCTATTGAAATAGTGTATAGTATAAATAATAAGTGAGACAAAATATGCTTTCCATAGCAAGAAACACAAAATATCAATGTAATGTAACAAGGAGATTACGATGGCTTTCCAATTAAGTCCTGGCGTTTTAGTAGTAGAAAAAGATTTTACCGCCATAGTACCGGCAGTAGCAACATCTATCGGTGCAACAGCGGGTTTATTTTCATGGGGTCCTGTTTTAGAACCTATCACAATTACTTCAGAAAATAACTTAGTAACACGGTTCGGCAAACCAAATGATGCTACAGCTCAGTCATTCTTTACAGCAGCTAACTTTTTAGCTTACACTAACAATATGTTAGTAACACGTATCGATACTGCTGCTTCTAAAAATGCTGTAGATATTCAAACTTCTGGTATTGCTTCAATTTCAATCACAACAGCTGGTTCTGGTTATACATCACCAATGGTAGTAAATATCAGTGCCCCTGATACAGAAGGTGGCGTTCAAGCTACTGCTACAGCACTTATCAATAGCTCTGGTGCAATTACTGGTTTTACAATTACTGAAGCTGGTTCTGGTTATTCAACTGCTCCGAGCGTAACAATTACTGATGAAGCTGGTACTAATTTTACAGGTACAGTACTTATTTCAGCAGCAGGTGTTAAGATTAAAAATACAACTCAATATACATCTACATATGTTAATGGTGGTGGTGTTGTTGGTTTATTTGCAGCTAAACATCCTGGTTCATTAGGTAACTCTATTAGAGTTTCTATTGCTGATGCAGATTCATATAGTGGATGGACTTATGAACAAGAATTTGATGGAGCTCCTGGTACATCAGCTTATGCTGATCGTTTTGGTAGTTCTGATGACGAATTACATATAATTGTTATTGATGCTGATGGTAAATGGACAGGTACAGTTGGTACAGTACTTGAAAAATTTGCTTTTGCATCTAAAGCTGCAGATGCAATGAATAGTAATGGTTCTACAAATTACTATAAGAACATTATTAATACTAACTCAGCTTATATCTGGTGGATGGATCACCATGAAAGTGGTAATAACTGGGGTTCAAGCGCTGCTGATGGAGTAGCATTTGATGTTATTTCAGCATACACAACAACATTAAGTGGTGGTATAGATGACTATGAACCTGATCAAGGTGATTACCAAGATGCATTTGTTCTTTATGCAAATGACGAACTCTATGACCTTTCATTAATTCCAGTTGGCCATGTAGAAGCTATTACAGCTAAATTTGTTGTAGATAATGTGGCTGAAGTTCGTAAAGACTGCGTTGTATTTGTATCACCTACTAATGCATCAACAGGTGAAATCATTAAAGAATACGCGGTAGAAGATATGGTTAATGATGTCATTGCTTTCCGTACTGATTCAGACTTTAATGTTAACTCATCATACGCTGTATTAGATTCTGGTTACAAATATCAGTATGACCGTTATAACGACATTTATCGTTGGGTTCCACTCAATGGTGATATCGCTGGTCTATGTGCTAGAACAGATTATACTAACGATGCTTGGTGGTCTCCAGGTGGTTATAACCGTGGCCAAGTCAAGAACGTAGTTAGACTTGCTGTTAATCCAGGTAAAGCTTTAAGAGATAACCTCTATAAGAACGGTGTTAACCCAGTAGTTTCATTCCCTGGTCAAGGTACAGTTCTATTTGGTGATAAGACTCTTTTATCTAAACCAAGTGCATTCGATCGTATCAATGTACGTAGATTATTCATTGTACTTGAAAAAGCAATTGCTACAGCTGCTAAATATCAATTATTTGAATTTAACGACAGCTTCACAAGAGCTCAGTTTAAGAACCTCGTAGAGCCGTTCTTAAGAGATGTTCAAGGTCGTCGTGGTCTCATCGACTTTAGAGTTAATTGCGATGAATCAAACAATACCGGCGAAGTTATTGATCGTAACGAGTTTGTTGCAGACATTTACATCAAACCAGCACGTTCTATCAACTTCATTACCCTTAACTTCATTGCTGCAAGAACATCTGTGAACTTTGAAGAAATCGGTGCTTAGTATATAAATAAAGAAAAAGGATAAAAGATATGGCAAACATAGCAGAATTTAAAGCCCAACTACTCGGTGGAGGCGCTCGCGCTAACCAATTCCGAGTAGAATTAACATTTCCTACATTTGTTACAGCAGGTGCCGCAGTTGGACTACAAGCTCAATTCTTATGTAAAGCAGCGCAGTTACCTGCTTCATTAATCGAGAACATTCCAGTTCAATATAGAGGTCGTGCTGTTAACTTTGCGGGTGAAAAAACATTCCAACCATGGACTGTAAGTATCTACAATGACACAACATTTAACATCAGAAACGCGATGGAAAAATGGTCAAATGGTATTCAAAATAATGCCGCTACTACAGGTATTACTAACCCATTACAATATCAAGCAGATTTGCAAGTTCATCAGTTTGATCGTAATGGCGCCATTGTTAAAACTTATAGATTCATTGATGCATACCCAACATTAGTAGCACCAATTCAAGTTGATTACGAACAAGTAAATCAAATTGAAATGTTTGATGTTGAGTTCCATTACAACTATTGGATATCTCAAACTTCTACAGGCAGCGGTACAGGAGCCTTTGGAGTTGGAGTAGCAGTTAATACACCAATTGGAACATTCCCAATCTAATTTGGGAAGCAGTACTATTATAATTATAGAGGTATATCATGGATATTTTTGGCTTTGAGATAAAGAAGAAAGAACAGAAAAGAACTGGGAGCGAAGTAGTCGCTCCCGCTTCTGATGACGGTTCAACGGTAATATCTACACTAGGAGCTGCTGCCGCTTATTACGGTATGACAGTTGACCTAGAAGGTGTTATTAAGAATGAAAATGATTTAATTAGACGATATAGAGAAGTTTCTCAGTATGGCGACTGCGATAATGCAGTTGAAGATATCGTTAATGAAGCTATTGTTGCTAACTCAGATGAGAAGGCAGTAGAAATTGTTTTAGATGACGTCAACTTATCTAGTTCTATTAAAGATAAGATTGTAACAGAATTTGATGAGATTCTAAAACTATTTAAGTTTAATAGTAGAGGTCACGACATATTCAGATCATGGTATGTGGATGGCCGATTATATTACCATGTATTATTAGACGAAGCTAATATACGAAATGGTATACAAGAATTAAGATATGTTGATCCGCGTAAGATAAGACGAATCAAGAATATCAAAAAAGGTAAGAACGAAAAAGGTATCGAGGTTGTTAAGGCTATAGAAGAATTCTATATCTATAATGACAAAGGTATTAATGAGAACACAAGTCAGGGTATTAAGTTATCGTTAGATTCGGTAATTTATGCTCCTTCTGGCTTGATCGACCAAAACTCAGCATCTATGTTGGGTCATTTACATAAAGCGATCAAACCAGTAAATCAGCTCAAGATGATCGAGGATGCGCTAGTCATTTATCGAGTTTCACGAGCACCTGAAAGAAGAATTTTTTATATCGACGTAGGTAACTTGCCAAAGGTTAAGGCAGAACAGTACGTTAATGATATAATGAACAAGTATCGAAATAAGATCGTCTACGACGCTAACACTGGCGAGATTAGAGATGACCGTAAGCATCTATCCATGATGGAAGATTTTTGGATGCCAAGACGAGAAGGTGGTAAGGGTACTGAAATTACTACTTTATCAGGTGGTCAGAACTTAGGTCAGATCGAAGACATTAATTATTTCCAAAACAAATTATATCAAAGTTTGAATGTACCTGTATCTCGTATGAGAGCAGATCAAAACTTTAGCTTAGGTAGATCTAATGAGATCACTCGAGATGAAATTAAGTTTAATAAGTTTATTGAACGATTAAGACGTAAATTCTCAGTATTATTTTCTGAGGCACTTAGAGTTCAGTTAATTGCTAAACAGATTATTAGACCTGATGAATGGGATCTAATTATACAAGATATTAGATTTGATTTCCAAGAAGATAACCACTTTGCGGAGTTAAAACAGGCTGAGATTATGAACAATCGATTAGATTCGTTAAATAGAATACAGCCTTACGTTGGAACTTATTATAGTATTAATTTTGTCAGACGACATATATTAAAACAATCTGACGAGGATATCGAAGATATCGATAAAGAAATTAGTAATGAACAAGAATTATTGGCTGCGATGCAAATGCAAATGGCGGGTGGAACACCTGGCCAAGGTCCAGCTGGTGGAGATCAATTTAACGGAGGACAACAATAATGTCACAAGGCATAAAAGACTTAATTAACGCGATTGCTGAAGGCGACGCATCTACTATCGACGCAGCATTTAACTCAGAGATGGCAACACGTATCTCATCAAGATTAGAAGACCTAAGAGTTCAAGTAGCTCAAGGCATGTTTACAAATCCAGTTGCTGAAGAAGTAGAATCAGAAGAAGTTGCTGAAGAAGCTGAAGA